GATGTACAGCACACAAGCACTACTGCAATAGCGGTGTTGTTCTCAGTAGCACCAACATCTAACCAATACAGAGTGGTTGTACAGGCATAATAAAGGGGGGCAATTATGAGCCGAAAGTCTTTAACGCCGTTAAATGCTTTATCATCTGCAAGCGCGCCTACTGTTCCAACTTTACAATCTGGAGATTTGTATTACGACACTTCTACGGGTTTAAGAGTTTATGACGGATCAGCGTGGGTTGCCGCAAATGCAATTCCAGCGTCAGGTGGATTATTTTACATTTGGGGTGAAAGAAACTCATCACCAGCAACGGGCAACTTTTTTGCATTTGGAAACGGTGCTAACAACTCTGCAATCGGAGTTAATTTAACGCAATCAGGAACGCTTGATAGTTTAGCAATACAAGCGGGCACAGCGTTTACTGGCACATTTACAGTTGAAGTTTACAAGAACGCAACAGCAACAGGAAAAACACTTTCAGTTTCAAGCGGTAATACTGAGGGATATGTAACAGGGCTAAATCTTTCAGTAGTTGCAGGAGATTCAATCAGTTGGATAGTTGTTGCAGGCGGTGTTGGTGGTACATCAGTTGTTGTTTCATCTGGAATTGTTACAAGTAGCGTTGTAGTCACTGGCGCGACAGGTGCAACAGGGCCAGCAGGAAACAATCTAGTTGGGTTCAATACCCAAACTGGCACAAGTTACACTTTAGTTGCTGGCGATAAAGATAAAATTGTAACAGCCAATAATGCCGCCGCAATCACAATAACAGTGCCACCGTCAGTTTTTACCGCAAATGAAATAGTCAATGTGGCGCAATATGGAGCAGGTCAAGTAACTTTTGCTCAGGGTGCAGGAGTTACAATCCGTTCTGCTGGTGCTATTAGTACTGCCCCTAAGTTGCGACAAATTAACTCAGCATCTAGCGTGATCTGCACAGCATCTAACACATTTCTTATTGTGGGGGATATTCTATAAATGCCTATTATTGGGATTTGGGATTCTATTCGCAAAGTGAATTCTGTTGTTACAGGCGGAACTTTAACTAGCGATTCTATTTATTATTACCGAACATTTACGGCAAACGGAACTCTCTCTGTTTCAAACGCTACGCTTCAAGCAGATATTCTTGTGATCGGCGGTGGTGGTGGCGGTTCAAATGGTGGAAACTTTGGTGGTGGCGGTGGTGCTGGACAGTTTTCATTTTCATCTTCACAAAACTTATCTGCTCAATCTTACACTTGCACAGTTGGGGGCGGTGGCGCGGCCCAAACAAACGGTGTGGCAAGTTCAGTAACGGCTACTGGTGTTTCAATAACGGCAACATTTGGTAATGCGGGTTCTGGTATTACTGGTGGAACATCTGGTAATGGATTTACTGGAACAACTGGTAGCAACTCATCTCCAGGTTTTTCAGGTGGTGGTGGTGGCGGTTCAACAGCAAATGGTGTTGCGATTGTGAACAATATCGGCGGTGTTGGTGGTGCAGGTAATTCTTCACTTTCATCTTGGGCAACAGTAACTTCAACAGGAGTATCTGGAGCTTATGCAGGCGGTGGCGGTGGTGCTGGCGCTAACACAACTATCGGCGGCGCGGCTGGTGGTTCTGGTGGCGGTGGGCGCGGTAATCGCTTTGACAATACTCTTGGAACTGCGGGAACAGTAAACACAGGTTCAGGTGGTGGTGGAGCGGTTAACGCTACGGGTCGCGCTGGCGGTTCAGGAATTATCATTGTTAGATATTCAAGAATGCAGGTGGGTGGATAATGGCGCATTGGGCAGAATTAGACGAGAACAACATTGTTCTTCGCGTACTTGTTGGCGATAACAATGACCCCAACGGTGATGAAGGCTATCAATGGCTTATTGACAATCTTGGTGGCAATTGGATTAAAACATCTTACAATGGCAACATTCGCAAGAATTACGCTGGCGTTTCGTATTATTTTGATGAAGAGCGTGATGCTTTTATTGCACCAAAACCGTTTCATTCTTGGATACTTAATGAGGAAAACTGCCAATGGCAATCACCTGTACCCTATCCAACAGACGGTTTGATGTATGAGTGGAATGAGGCTGACCTTAACTGGCAGGCAGTTACAATTCCAACAGAATAAACCTCACACCTGTTAGGTTTCAAACCTAACGAACCCAAAGCATTCCTACGTCTGCTGCAGGTCTAAGGTTAGATTCTTTCCAACCACCATTTTCCCATTTATCTTTATTTGCTACTACCCAATCACCCAATCTTTGATCTTTAATATTAAACCATTCATTTGGCTCTTGTAAGTGACTTTCTATAAACTGAGGAGATATTTTTGTATATCCCAAATTTTGTAAATATTCTATTTGTTTCTGATGTTCATCTATAGTCACATTTGTCCATTCAAATGTAAGCATTCCATATTTTTTTGTCATACCACGAAATACTGACCATTCAGCACCTTCAACATCTATCTTAATAAGATCAGGAGATCCATAGATTTTTGCAAGGGTATCAATAGTAATAGTTGTAGCACTAATAGTTCTAAATTCTTTACCTTCATAAGGCATGGAAGGATCTGTAAGCCATGATCTCTCTATAGTTGATAGACCGTCCTCAATACACTCATAAAACTCTATTAAAGAGTCATCTGAGTCAGATACAGCAAACTTTAAAGGAATTACATTTGTATTATAAATAAAATTTGATACTAGTTCTTTAAATATTCTTGGTCCAGGTTCAAGAGCAATTACTTTATACCCTTTGTTTAGGCCAGCAATAACTGCATCACCACGATTTGCTCCGATATCAAATAAAATCATTTAGATATTCTTTCTAGGTTATCAATTATAATTTTTCTATATACTTCTGAAATATTGGATTTAAGTAAAAGGTTAAATATTTTTATGCTTTCATATCTTCTTCCAATCCACCAACCAGCAACAGCTTTTTCAAAATCTAAACAATATTTTCCTTCATAGCCAACATTGACTTGCAATGGCTTTACATCTTTCTTTTTTAAACCTAATTCAGAATATGTGTAACATTCTTGCCATGCCTGTGATTTTTCGTGGAATTGAGCCAACATAAAATAAGCTTCAGGTCTATCAGGAAGAACAGTAATTGCCTGAAGAATACAATTACTAACCGTGTATTGTCTATCAGATTGATCTTCAAAACATCTTGCCATTCTTAATAATGAGTTATAGGTTAATATTTTATGAGACTCATACCCATACTCAGCACATCTAAGATAAAATGATATAGCAGAAGCAGTTTGATTTAGGTTTTCATATTCAACGGCACATTTAAAATTAAGTTCAGGATTAAATGGATCAGTAGAAAGCTCAACAACTAACTTCTCAATAATATTATTCATAAGATAAAGCCTCTAAAATTAGATCCTCTACTACGATCTTTGGTGTTCTTAATATAAATGCTGCATTGTCCTGAAATCCAAAGGTAATCAGAAGATCCCCATTATGTACAGCAGCACCAGCAACAAACTCTACACGGGCATCTAGGAAAGAAAATTTACCAGAAATACCAACAAGATTCATTTGTTGATCCCAGACTAAAAGCCTGTGACGATAATAAGCATCTTTTTGATTTAGATAATTTTTAAATAAATCTACCTCATGGGTAATAGAAATATACATGTTTCCCCAAGGCACCACATGAGAACTTCCTCTTTGATCTACTGGTGTAACTAACCCTTGTCTTAAAGATACTTGCTCACATTTTGGCTCATTTGGATCTGCCTTTACAATTTCTACTGGAGAGGTCCATTTAACAAAATGGTAAGGCTTATCAATAATTGGTACCCAGTTTTTTTCACAATAAGAATCATTAGATCCAGGGGTTGGAATACGTACTCTACTTACCTCTTTAGCAACCCAAGAATTTTTGTCTAGATCAACTTTTGTATATTCCATTCTTCCCTGTCCATTAGAAGTCGTATCTCTTCTAACACCAACTAAGTAATAGTCCTTATCCCATTGAACTAGACGAGCATCTTCAAGACCAATAAATTCCCAAATCGGGGTATGCAGGTTAAGCATTTCTACATGTGTATAATCAGTCATAGATAAGTTATCATCAAGTCTACATATGTAATTTTCTGTTCTTAGTGTTTGGTCTTTTTCGGGGTGAAGGTATGAAAGAGGTCCCCACCTATTTGGAAATTTCTGGGTATTTTCAGAATGATATAAAGTATAATTAACATGTCTAAGATTTACTAGAATATCTCCATCATCATCTATAAATACTGATGGGTTCATAAGACCAGTTCCTGAATGAAGTCCATCTTTTATTACTATTGGTGCTAATTTTCCACCATGCTCTACTGCTTTTTTAACTAAATTCCCCATCTAGAAAGTATATCAAATAAACATTTTTACTGCAAGAAATTGACATAACAAGAAATTATGATAAAATTGATTTATAGTACTTAATAAAACAATAAGTTCTAACCATAAACTAAACAGTTATACATCATTATTGAGCGTGTACTTCTTTATAAATCTATGATATACTTAAGACTACTTTGGAAATTACAAAGTACTCAATTAATTTTGCTATGAAAGGTAAATAATAAATGTTAGAAAGCGTATTCTCATTTCGTCTATCAGAAGAATTTATAAATAAATATTCTTTAATACCAGCACCATTTGGATTCTCAGATGCTGGTTCTAACTCGCTGGGAGAGATTACGTTTATTCGTACTTACTCACGTGTTAAAGAAGACGGAAGCAAAGAGCGTTGGCATGAGGTATGCCGTCGTGTAATTGAGGGTATGTATTCAGTACAGAAAAATCATGCTAAAGACAATCGTTTACCTTGGAATGATAATAAAGCACAAAAGTCAGCACAAGAAGCCTTTCAAAGAATGTTTGAATTAAAGTGGACACCTCCAGGTCGTGGTCTTTGGGCATTTGGAACTCCAATGACTATGGAAAAGCGTAACTCTGCTTCCCTTCAAAATTGTGCAATGGTTTCTACAAGAGACCTTGATCGTAATGATCCAGGTGCCCTTTTTGCTTGGGTAATGGATGCATTAATGCTGGGCATTGGTGTAGGGTTTGATACCCTTGGAAAAGACAAACAAATGTCTATTTATGCACCATCAGAGCCAGCCTCAGTTTATGAAATACCTGATACTCGTGAAGGTTGGGTAGAGTCCGTTAGATTACTTATCAACTCATTTCTTCGTCAAAATCAAGCGGTACAAGAATTTAACTATGACCTTATCCGTCCTCTAGGAGCACCGATTAAAGGCTTTGGAGGGGTTGCTAGCGGTCCAGCACCATTAATTGATCTACATACACGTATTCGCAATGTTGTAGGCTCTAGAGCAGGAGAACTACTAGATAGTCGTGCCATTGTAGATATTATTAATCTTATTGGTACCTGTGTGGTATCAGGAAATGTGCGTCGCTCTGCGACTCTTGCACTTGGACTTCCACAAGATGAAGATTTTATTAATCTTAAAAACCCAGAAGTATTTCCTGAAAGAAACTCATATGATCCAGAAAAACCAGGTTGGGCATGGATGAGTAATAATTCAATTTCTGCTACCATTGGAACAAAATATGAAGACTATGTAGACTTGATTGCAGACAATGGAGAACCAGGATTTATTTGGCTAGATGTTGCTAGAAATTATGGTCGCCTTGCAGATGCTCCAGACAATAAAGATACTAGAATTATGGGATTTAATCCTTGCGCTGAACAACCTTTAGAGAGTTATGAATTATGCACTCTAGTAGAAGTACATCTTAATCGTCATGATTCTAAGGAAGACTTTCTTAAGACATTAAAGTTTGCTTATCTTTATGGAAAGACTGTAACTCTTATGCCTACACATTGGCAACAGACAAACGGTATTATGCAACGTAACCGTCGTATTGGTACATCTCTTACAGGCATTGCAGCATTTGCAGATGAGCATGGACTTCCAACAACTCGTGAGTGGATGGATGAGGGCTATAATATAATTCGTGAATATGATCATTCATACTCTGAATGGCTATGTGTTCGTGAGTCAGTTCGTGTAACTACCGTTAAGCCATCAGGATCTGTGTCATTACTTTCTGGTGCTACTCCTGGAGTTCACTGGGGACCTGGTGGAGAGTTTTATCTACGTGCTATTCGTTTTGGAAATACAGATCCAATGCTCCATTTATTTAAAACAGCGGGGTATAAGATTGAAGCAGATCTAGTATCAGCAAACACATCAGTAGTATACTTTCCAGTTGCATCAGGACATAAGCGTTCTGAGAAGCAAGTAAGCCTATTTGAAAAAATTGGTTTGGCAGCAACTGCTCAGAAGTACTGGTCAGATAATGGAGTTTCTGTAACGCTATCATTTGACAAGGAGACTGAGAAGAAGTTTGTTGCCCCTGCTCTTAATATGTACGAGGGACAGTTAAAGGCAGTATCCTTCCTACCAATGGGAGACAAGGTTTATCCACAGCAGCCATATTCAGAAATCACAAGAGAAGAATATAATTCCTATGTAGGGAAAATTGGCAAGATTGACTGGTCTGCCATTTATGACGGAAATGATAATCTTGATGCCGAGTCTGAAAAATATTGCTCAACTGATGCTTGTGAGATTAAGTTTTATTAGCCATCACCCTGCTATAATATAGGTTGGGAGAAATATGACAATTAAATCCAATCTTTATGTAGAAAAGGTTAGCTCAGAGCATCCGATAGCAGTATGGATGCTCAATGAACAACTGGATTATATTTCTCTGATAACTGAAACTGAAAGAGCAATAGAAACTATAGCCAACTGGACAGTTGCTGGTGCTACAGCTTCTTTGTCAACAACAGATCCAGACAATGTTCCATTTCCAGATAGCCATGTAACAAAGATTCTTGGTAGTGTTCCAGTTTCTACAACAAACATTGTTATAGAAAGCGATTTCTACACCTTGTTATCAGAATTTAATACATTACAAGCAAATGTTGCTATATCTGGAAATATATTCATAGACAGTGCTTATACTAATTCTGTATCTTTTGGCTATAAGTACTTTAATGGTGTTTCTACTGTAGAAGTTCTTGAAACAAAGTTAATTACCTCTAGTGATCCAGGAAGTTGGGTTTTCTTTTCAGGTACACTTAATATACCGCCAATTGGTGCAACAAACATACAACTTCTTTTTAAAATAAATATATCTACTGGTGGTGCTACATCTGCCGATTATTCTTTTTATATCAATGGACTAACATTTGGTCAGTGGGCAGAAGAGTTTAACAAAAGCTCACTAGGTTTAAATCTTTCAGACTATTCACCACCAGCTGGATTTATTTCTGGACTAGATGTTGTTCCAGCTATTCCATATGGAGTTTCAGACCAAAATGCGTATTACATATGTGATTCAAATAATTTATATGCTAAAAACTTTGGAGTACCAATTGTTTATGGATCTTCTAATATAACAAAACTTTATTATAATTCAGCAGGACCATCTCTTGTTTTTCCAGGGTATGGATTTTTAAATCAAAAAGGTAAGTACAATGACTATACTGCAGAAATGTGGGTTAAGATTAATGCAGATACTTCAGAGCCACATAGAATATTTGGACCAGTGTTTTCAGATGATGGGTTATATATTGAAGGACCGTTTTTAACATTTGTAATTGGTGGACAATATTCATCTCACTATATTGGTGAGTGGTATAGACCAATGCTTATTCATGTTAGATATATTCAAAACAACCTTTCTGTTTTGCTAAATGGAGAACAGATTATAAATATACCCTTTATAGAAAATAACCTAGTTTTGCCAGACGAGTTTGATGGGGCAACAAATCAAGATTGGTTAGGATTCTATGCTCACCCAGATATAACACCACTAGAGATTGACTCGTTTGCACTATATTCTTACTCTGTTGCAAATGAAGTTGCAAAAAGACGTTGGGTTTGGGGCCAAGGAGTTATTGCTCCAGAGCAAACTGGGTCGGCATTAAATGCAGTTACATCTTTTAATGATTACACATACTCTGATTACTCCGTTAACTATAACTATCCAGACTACGCTAAATGGTCTCAGGCATTTTTTAGTAATGTTGCAGCATCATCAAGATCACTAGAACTTCCAGATTATAGCCTTCCACTACTTGACCTTAAAACAAAAACTTTACAAGAATTTTATGATGACAATAAAGCAATAATGTCAGAAGATTTAGATGGGTACAAGTTCTTTTCTTTGAAGCCAAATTCTGGATGGAATACAGTAGAATCTACTGCTTATTTTGTTGAATATGGATTCTTGTCAGAACCAGTTGAGTCTTTTTATGGACTGTTTTATAGCGACGGATCGGCAACAGATGAGTTACTATTTAAAGTAGAAAACAAAATAACAAAAGAATATATAAAGGCTGTCTTAGACTCAACCACAATAACATACAGCGCACAGTTTTCTGGGATGTCTTCCCCACAAACATTGGGCACAAAAACAATAACTGTAGACCAAAGGTTTGTTGCTGGAATAAATGTTTCCACACTATCACAAAAAAGCATATCTGGCATAAGAAAGTTTTTCTCTAATGAGTCCATTCTAGGAATATATATGTTTGGAGATAATGTAGACAATACATTTTCTGGCAGGGTATATAGTTTTAATTTTGATGCTAAGTATAATAATAGAAAGATAAGCGAAGTAGACTATACAGATGGATTTTTTGATACAACAGAAGAGACTGCAGATATAGTATTATCACACACAGCAAACTATACCCTTGAAGCATTTGAGAAATATGGAGAATATTTTCTAGATGTGTCTATTGCTGGCTATTGGCAAGATTATATGCCACTAACATATTTTGGTAAATATGTAACAGATTATGAAGGTGTACAGCATTATGATCTTGATATGATTCAGTTTAATATAGACTATCCAGAACCAATAGAAACAGAGTCTGTAGAGATAACACAGGCTTGGACATATGATGACTTATATATTTGGTTTAGACAAGACACAACAAGAACATATGCTGCCTTAGATAGCTTTGCATACACTGGTTGGGATGACTATGCTGAAATGGACTTGCAAACAACTCAGTATGAATTCTATAACACTGTAAATAACTACATGAGGTCCTATATAAGTTTTCAGCCAATCTTAGATGGTGCAAATCAAAGTTTGATAGATTTATCAAACCAAGTTCAAGCAAGAACAAACGGAATTGTTGATACAGAGACACTTATTGGACAATGGGAAGTCTCTGCTTATGAGGTAGTAGATGGATCAATTATATTCCCACCAACAATAGATCAAAATAATGTATCTATTGACTTTAATAATTATGCTTTGGTTTATCATTTAGACTTCAACGCAAAAGCTACACTAAAAAATAAAATTAAAGTGAGAAATCTTCAACTTGCCTCTCAGGTTTTAGAAAGAGCATCATTTACGGAAATGGGTACAAAGTTTGCCGTACCAGTCTACCCATTTACAAAATTAGGATTCTCTTATGATTTTAAAGCAAATAACTATACAAGCACATATAAAGGATCTACACCACACCTATATTTAAATAGACATTCTGGATGGAGAATTAGAAAAGGTTCAGATGATTTGATAGAGCGTGGAATTTCTATACCTATTAACTTTCAAGAAGCAGCAGTGTTTGAAATTAAGGGTGTTCAAATGTGGCTCAGATATTCTGAGTCTGCTTTCCCAGCGGTAGAAACAAGATTATTTTCTTTAGAGCACAATAATGGAATATATGATTTTTATGTTATAGCAGACTCAAGTACACAAAGAGGATTTGTTTATGGTAAGGACAGACTTACAGATACCGCTATAGATGGTGTCCAATATTATGTAAATGGTTCCTTGGTTGAAAGGCCATACCTTATAAATCAAGAATGGCTTGTACTAGGCGTACAATTTCCAACAAATGTTTCATTTAATAATGATGTTGGAAGACTTAATCTAAATGGTCCATTCACATATAACAACGTGTCTGCTTATCTTATTACAAACCTTGAAAGAGCGCAAACCATAGTTTATAGAAACTGGGGTCAGGTATCTGATGAAATTTGGGACTACTGGGAGAACTCATTCTCGTGGGCAGATGTATTTATAATTTCATCTACAGATATTGGTATTCTTAATTTTGGAGATATTTATCAGCAATATGTGGGGACTAATAGAATAATTATAGATGATCCAACCAAGGGAGTTATGGTCAGCCCAGAAAGATTAAGGTTCTATGAAGGAATTTCTTCAGCATCTTTGGTACGTACACCTGTTTAATCTGGTATACTTAGGTACATGAATCCATTAATTAGCCCAAAAACTGGTAAGTCTATTGTTAGCAATGTACGTAGACAGGTAATTGAAAAAAAATACAATTGGGGACTTTATGTCTATAAAAAATCAGATGGAAAGTGGTTTACAGATGGAGAAGGTAATGTTTTAAATATTGAGTCAACCCGTGGAGATATTTCCCAGATTACTAAATTAAAGAATACAGCAAAGCATTATGGTGATGACGGAGAGGGAGAGGCAGTCTTTGTTCCTGGTTTAACTAGGGTGAGCGAAGAAGAGTACTCAGAACAAGTTGACAGAATGAAGCAAGGACTTATTCCTTCACTAAACGATTTAGGTGCATGGAAAGCAGCACAAGATACACTTCAAAAGCACGGAAGAGATGCGTACGAATCATGAGCGAAGATTACGATTATATTCAAGCAAGTCTTAGAACTCAAGAAGAGTCTGAGAATATATTTAAGTCACACGATCCATTTGGAAAAGATTGGAATATTCTTAAAGAATATATTGGTATTGACCAAAACTTTAAACGTAGAACAACTAGAAATGTTTCTAAAGCAACCTATGCGTATAATGCAGTAGAGCCTTCTACCCAGTATTTAAATTCTGCAAATGCTGTCCCATCTGGCGACGGTGCAGAATCAAAACAGATTAATCCTGGAACGGTATATCGTAATGGATACGGACTATTTGATGTAATTACTCCTCCATACAATATGTATGAGTTAGCAAGTTATTATGATACATCTTTTGCAAACCATGCAGCCATTGATGCAAAAGTAGAAAATGTTGTTGGTCTTGGATTTCGTTTTGATATTACAGATAGAACAATGTTGCGTTTTCAAACTAACGATGATCAAGGTGCCGTAGATAGAGCCCGTCGTAGAATTGAAAGAATGAAACTTGAAATGCGTGAATGGGTAGAATCCTTAAATGATGACGATTCATTTACAACAACAATGGAAAAAGTTTATACAGACCTTCAGGCTACAGGCAATGGATTTTTAGAAGTTGGTAGAACTGTAACTGGAGAAATTGGTTATGTTGGTCATATTCCTTCAACAACAATTCGTGTTAGAAGGTTACGTGATGGTTTTGTTCAGATTATTGGACAAAAGGTTGTTTACTTCCG